TACGTTGCTTTGCGCGATCCTCGCGTCGGCAAATGTCCCCGATGCCACGTCGGAAGTGTCGATGGGGTCTACTGTAATTTGCTGTCCGAGTAGGGATAAATAAGTGCCAGTGCCAGCGAACGTAACGTCTGTAGAGTTGTCTGTGCCGGCGGCATCGACTCCGAGAGTCGTCCGTGCCGCTGCAGCACTTGCGTCGTCGACAAGTGACGCACCGAACGTCGAAATCGTGGTGCTAGCCGGCAGGGACAAAGTCTTGATGTCCGCGTCCACCTCACTGTCCATGAGTGCACCGGCCGCCGTGACGTTCGCCGTATCCGTAACATCCGCAAGAGCCTCTATCCCGGAAAGCTTATTCTCTGCTGTGGTTAAGTCTGCGTCTCTGGCGGCGATATCAACACCGTCGACCGTTCCCGTGACCGCTATGTTCCCTGCGATGGTGGCTGCGTCTGCATGGACGTCGCCCCAGCGGAAGGTCGCCGACCCTAGGTCGACCGCCCCGTCGACGGCAGGCGTAAGGTTGCTAGCCCCTAGTATCATGATCTCCGAAAGCGATCCAGAAGTTGAGAGCAAGAAGTTCATCTGCCCCGCTTCGGATAAGTTCGTGTTCGAGAACACCTCGCCCTCTATTTGGGCATAGGAGTGGGCCGCTCCGGTGCTATCCAGGGCCTGGAAGGATAAGGCTACCCGGTCCGCGTTAGCGTATGTTGCTCTTGCGTTCCTGATGGCCAGCGGCGTCACGCTCTGCGAGTCAGCCGTGCCGGCTATAAGGTTCTGGTTGCCGGTCCATGTGAAGTTGGCGTCACCTTCAATCGTGCCGTCGCCCGTCCACACTCCGATCTGGTTGTCAACCGGGGTGCCTACCTTCGTAACGTCGCCCGATCCGGCAACAGTCTGGAAGGTTGGGGCTGAGCCGGCTCCGTTGGAGGTTAGAACCTGCCCGGATGAGCCTGTGGCAACCGTGGTGGGTACCGCATCCGCGCCCCAGGTTATCAGCTCGCCGTCCGTTCCGTTGGCGAGGTCTGCGACGTCGATGTCCCCGGCAGTGATCTGTTGGCCGGATAGGGTTAGGTAGTTATGCCCTGCAAGTGTTACCGCATCGTGGTCGCGGGCGGCGATGTCCACACCGTCAACCGTTCCAGTAACTAAGATGTCGCCGTTGAACGTTACGTTGCCGCTGGTGGCCTGCATGATAGCCGAACCGTTGGCAACTATGTTCATCGTTCCGGATGTTACGCAGAAGCCGTATGACGTGCCCCAGAGTGCTATATGTTCCGACAGGTCGACAGTAGTTGCCGAAGTAACGGACCCCATCGAGAAGCCGTTGGTTACGGTAGCGCCGCCGGTTGTGCTGAATGCAGAGCTTGCTCCGGTCCAGTCGATGTGCTCGTTCGCGACGAAGTCTAAGAGGTTGTCGTGCGATACGATAGCTTCGATCTCACCGGCGGTCTGGTCAGCCGTAGCGGACGTCTCGATGGTGTCGAGCTTCGTGCCGTCTGTTGCGATGTCACGACCGTCAACCGTCCCCGTGACTGCGATGTTGCCTGCGATAGTCGCGGCATCGGCGTGTACATCTCCCCACCGGAAGGTTGCGCTGCCAAGGTCTACCGCGCCATCCGTGGCGGGCGTTAGGTTGCTCGCTCCGAGGATCATAGTCTCGGTCATAGCACCGGAGGCTGAGGTCGATAGCGAGAAGTTAAGCTGGCCCACTTCGGATGTGTTAGTGTTCGAGAACACCTCGCCTTCGATCAGAGCGTAGCTGTGTGCTGCGCCCGTGCTGTCGAGCGCCTGGAAGGATAGGCCAACCCGGTCCCCGTTAGCGTATGTCGCGCGGGAGTTGCGCAGCGCCATGGGCGTCATGGACTGGTTATCGCCGTTGCCGAGGATCAACAGTTGCGCACCGGACCAAGTGAAGTCCGGGTCACCTTCAAGCGTGCCGTCGCCGGTCCAGACGCCGACCTGGTTGTCAACCGGCGTTCCGACCTTGGTCACGTCACCGGTGTGGGACAGGTCAGATATCTGGCTCTCGGTTATGGTAAGCGCTGCTTGGTGCTGCGTTACGTTGCTCGCTGCTATCCGTGCGTCGGCAAAGGTCCCCGAGGTGATGTCTGTCGTTGCGTGGACATGACCTACCGCCGATATGCCGGCCTCCGAAAGAGTCTGGTTTTCCCATCCTGCCCCGGTATACTGCAGCACCTCGTCGTTCGCGACCGACGTGATCGTAACGTCGGTGATGTCATCTAGGGCCGGCGTGGTGGCCGTTGCCGTGAGCGTAGTTGCCGTGAGGTCAAGTCCGGTGCCAACTGTGAGCCATGTGACTGCCCCTGCCGAGTCGTCCCAAAACATGATGCGGTCAGCGTTGGGATCAGTAAGGGATGCGCCCGTACCGCCGTCAGCCAGCGCGACGTCAGTCCCGCCAGATTGATATGCTGCTGCGTCCAGGGCAGCGATGTCTACGCCGTCTACAGTGCCGTCGGTTGTGATGTTGCCGGTGGCGTAGAGCGTCCCGTGGAACGTGTTAGCTAGCGCATAACTATCAAAGGAAGCTATGGTGCCCGCAGTCGTGCTATTACGACTAAGGATCATCGTCCCGGTGGCGTCAGCGCTGTCGTTGCCGACCTGAATGTAGCTGTCATTAATGTAGTTAGTGAAGCGGAACTTGGTTAAAGCAGACCCGCATTCGAGAGTGAACGAGTTAGAGGTCGTGGTGCATCGGACCCCTTCAGGCTCGGATACTAGGTCGTCAAACGTGAAGGTTGACCCGGTGACGGTCCCGCTTGTGCTGAAGTTAGAGCTTGCGCTAGTCCAGTCAATGTGCTCATTGGCTACGTAATCTGAGAAGCCGTCGTGGAACGCACCACCGATTGCTGCGTAGGTCGCCGCAATGTCGCTGATGTCGCTGACCGTGATCGGGTCTACCGTGATCTGCTGGCCCGATAGGCTGATGTATGTTCCGGTCCCCGCGAAGGTGACGGCATCGTGCCCGGCCGCCGGCGTCTCGAAGGTTGGCGCAGCGCCGAGGCCGTTCGATGTGAGCACCTGTCCCGAGGTCCCCACCGCTACCGTTGTCGGTGCCCTGTTGCAGACCAAGTTATCAGCTCCCCGTCAGTCCCATCGGCGAGGTTGCTCACCGGGAGGTCCGCGAGAGTGGTTTCGGCTGTGGTTAGGTCGGCGTCCCTTGCGGCGATGTCGACCCCATCGACTGTCCCGCCGACGGTGATGTTGCCACCGATGGTGAGCGCGTCACCCCAGATGTTCGACCACCGAAGTGCCGTACTTCCGAGCTGGTATGCGCTGTCGACCTGCGGGTAAAGCGAGCCGCCCGTGATGCCGACGATGCCTGCGCCGTTTACCGTGAACGAGTGGATATCACCAGTCGCCACGTTGTAAACCAGCGAGCCAGTGCCGTTGTCCGCAATGGATGCGCTGTTGTCGAAGGTGACCGAGCCGCTTGTGCCAAGGTGTAGGGTGCCAAAGCCTAACGCGGGCGTGCCAAGGTTTAGCCCGCTGTCGGTCGCGGGGTATAGCTGGTCTACGTCCAGGGTCAGCTCACCTGAGCCGTTAATGTTCCAGATGTGCCCGTTCGTGGCGCTGTAGGTAAAATTGTTGCCAGCCCAGGCGATCTGATCGTTAGATGATGCGTTCCACCTAATTGTGCCGCCGGAGGCCAGGAACAAGTCCGACCACTGGAAGGTCGAGGAGCCCAGCGAGAGCCCGTCGTCCGTTGCGGGGCGATACGATCCGGACCCCAGGAACGTCATATCCGTCAGGGTGCCGTTGACAAGTATCGTGACGGTGTAGTTTGTATCGACGGAACCGGTCGTCCCATCGTTCATGTAGATGCCAGTTCGTCCGCCACCAACCTGAACGCCGGATGTGTCGGAGATGTTATACTGCATCTCGACGCGGTCGTTGACGGCTGGATTGGGCCGGTCCCCGGCGGCTGATAGGGAAACGACTCGGTTGCCATCAAACGTGGATGTTGAGGTCAGCGTGTTGCCGCTGAAAGTTAGGTTGTTGGTGCCCTCGACCGTGGTCGCATCCGTCCAGACCGCAACGTGGTTGTCTGCAGGCGTACCGGTGTTTGATACGTTGCCAGCGCCGGCCGGTGTTGCCCAGACGCCGTCTCCGCGCCAAAACTTAACAGACGGTGAAGCGCCCGGACCGCCACCCAGCGACCCGACAGGAACCTGCACCGCAGCCGCAAGGGCCGTGGCGCTCATGACCTGCGTTCCGCCGACCGCAAAGACGTTGCCGGCAGCCAGGTTCATGGTGCCTTCGAGCGTCAGCGTGTTGGCCGTGTAGGTTAGGTATGTCTCGCCTTCATCGAAGGAGATGCCCGATCCGGCCGGAAGGTGAAGGTATCCGGGGAGGGGGGGATCTTCGGCCGTTGACATGAAGTAGTCGGAGCCGTCGGTGTACCATTTCGCCACATATGTCGCGTCGCCCTCTAGCTCGATCCATGGGCGCGCTGCGCTGGGCGTGTAGAACGTGGCTTCGTGGAAGAACGTGTTTGCCTGGGTAACAAGCCGGCGATCCGGCTCAATCCCGCTCATGCGGATTGCGTTGGTGCAATAGTAGCTTACTGTACCGCCGTAGGTCGTCCTATAGAACGAACACCCCTGCACGTGGACTGTTCTGAAGTCCGCATCACAATCGACCTGTAGGTCGGCAATGCCGACGTTACCCTCAAATATGACGCCGATAAAGTTGATCTCGCCATAGCCAACTCCGCCCCCGTCCGAGATGCGGAAGCCGAATTCAGTAGAAGACCCAACGGAGCCCGAGATGCCGTTATATTGGCACGAGCCCCCGATAAATGTGCAAGCATTAAGAGCGTAGGCATCGACACCCCAGTAGGAGTTGTTCGAGAAGTTGCAATCCACGAACGTGAGGCTGTTGGGGCCGGTAGTAGTGGGGGTGTCAGCATTAATTATGAGTCCCGCGTTGTTCGCGAAGAACAAACAACCGAGCCAGTATGACTGGTCGGTGTCGGTAATAATCCCGCCGTAGCCGCCCATCGCGGTGACGTAAACGTCCTGCATGCCGGCAAACACGACAGAGTCGAAAGATATACCGTTTTGACTGGCTGTACCGTCTCCCTCAAGCTTCAGTGACTGGACAAGAGTGTGGCCTTGTTGATAGGCTCCAGTGTTACCGATGAAGGAGACGAGGTTTCCGGTCCCCCCAGAAGGATGGGCCAGGATTGCACCGCCCTTACTTGCACCCCGTAGGATGATGCGGGGAGCGTCCTGATCGGCTGTGGCTGAGGTGTCGTAAGTAACCGCGTTAGTTTCGAAACGGCCTTCGGGGACGAAGACGATCCCTCCGCCGGCGGCTTTGGCGGCGTCAAGAGCCGCTTGGATAGCCGTTGCGTTCGTTGCAGCAGAGTTGCCTGGGTCAGCTCCATAGGCCACGATATTGTAGACAGAGTCAATTCCCACGAACATGAGGGACACTTGGGCAGGTGTGATCTCTTCAACCACACCAGACCCAGAATTATACCTACCGAGAAGGCGGCTACTGGCAGTAACGTCTTGAATTTTTGCATAGGTGACCGCGTCGTTCTCAATCTTGTCCGTCTCGATTGCGCTGGCGGCGATGTTTGCCGTGTCAATCGCGAACGAGCCGGTTAGGTTCCCCGTGATGTTAAAGGTCGAGCCGTCCCATGTTAGGTTGCTGTCACCTTCAATGGTGTTCGTTCCGGTCCAGATTGCGAGCTGGTTGTTTGCAACCGTGCCATCTTGCGAGACGAAGTCTCCTGCAATTGACGACTGTATGTCGGCCAGGAACGTGCGAAGCGATGTTTGATACTGCGCCCAAGGCACAGATGGCTTGCCTGTCGCTGGGTCAATCCAGGTCGACTGGACTGACGGAAGCGGAAGAAGCTCAATTAGAGATGGGACTGCCAATTAAAACCAACCTTTAAATGGGTTTGAAAAGCCCTCAACAGGGGCCGCCTCATTTATCGCGTCTAACTGTGAACTATCTCCCGTTTGCATCTGATGGTGCATTGCCTCGGTCCAGGGGGATTGTCCCCAACCGTACTGCTTTTCCTGCGCGAGTGGGTTTCTTACCGGCGAGAAGCCCCCTACGTCGGCCGACGTTGGCGCTACAGGCGATTGTGCGCCCTCCGGCGGTAATTGTTCCCTACCGTAGCCAGCGCCCACCATGTGGGCAGGTGCGGGGCCGGCCAGTCTGTATTCCTGACCGGTCACTGGCGAGCCTGTTAGTGGGTTAACACCCCAGCCGCCGTTAATTGTTCCCACTTGTCTTGTTTGGGCACCTGTGCCAATGGGTAGTGGAGGTGATGCCGTACCCGCAATAGGTGCAGGCGTCGTCGGCTGAGTGCTGCTCGCCGGATGACCTAAACCCATCTTGTATTGATCCCACGACTGCATCGGCTGGCGTCCGGTAGCGTCGGCCCTTGCCGTAACCGCACCTTCCCCATAACCTTCTGCGTCTTGAAAGTTTTGATCCCATAGCTCTGTGGCTCCCCATTCTCTGCGCCTAGCTAGGCCGGGGAGTCGTTGCCCGCCGGCCTTGACGTATTGAAGGTAGCGACCCCGGGCATCAGCCGCGTCGCCTCTCTTGAGGGCCTTTCCGAGGCCCGCAGTCTGCCAACTATTACCTGCGTTGTACGATAAGTCAATAAGGGCCATCTCCTGGCCCGGGGTTAGTTTAACGCCGTTGTTCTTCGCCCAGCGGTTGACTCCGCGCCCGACTCGGGCCACTTGGTCCTGCATAGCGATCTCGGCCGCATTATTGTAGTCCGGAGATCCATACGCGGGAGGCCGGTGAGTCTTCACGTTCGTCCCGTATCCCCAGGTCGTGGGACCGTAGTCGTACTTGGGACGGTAGGGGCTACCGCCGGCTTCGAAGTGCCTAATTCCCTTGTAGAGTGGGTCCCACGCTTTGTTGTACATTAGTCAACCCTTCTCGGTGCTGCAAGCTCGACGTCAATCTTCGCGGCGATGATGCCTCGCTGCACGTTGCAGGGGCATCGCAGGGAGAAGACGTAGCCATCGGGGCCGGGGGTTCCGAGCCCGCGTGTTTCGATGTTGATCAGAGGATCGTTGATATCACCCATCTCGAAGTCTTCCCAGTGCCAGAAATTCTTACCGGAGTCCTCCGATATCCAGAGCTGGAGCTTGGGGTCTTCGTCGTCGGCCAGGGTATTGGTCCGGCCGGTACCGGCGATGTGATCAACGTACAGGCAGTTAAACTTCAGTCTCGCCGGCCAAGCATGGATGATAGGCGTGTCGATACGGAAGAATATGCGTTCGCCATCGCCGTCTTCGTTCGACGTACGATCAACCGTATATAGGACACCACTCGCGTAATTGCCCGCGATAATCTTTCCAGAAAGTGACTCATAGACGCTAACCTTTCTCCTGCTAATACCATCGCTTTCTTCTTCGTGCCATGTTCCAGTAAGCAGGTCGTATACCAAAGTAAAGTCGTCGCCGCTGATAGTATAGAAAGTGTGCATATCACGGCGATAAAAAGAGCCCATGATAGCACTAGGACGAGCAGACTCCCTAATAATCCTAGACACCCAAGGAGTTGATATTGTAGCTGGGTCATACCCCTCAAGCATGCGGACTTCGTAGTTATCGTCGATAAATAGAAGCGCATTGTCGATAACCACACACGACTGTCCCGAGCTACATCCCACGTCAATCGCGGTAACCCGCTGAAACGGGAAGGTCGTTCCGACGTTCTGCCAGAATTCAATAGACTTGGTCCCGATAAGGCACAAGTCACTACCTCTGACCAGAGGCCGGAGCGTTGTGTCGGTTGCGTAGACTGCCGTTGAGAAATCGCCGCTGTCCCAGGTTGTTCCGCTGTCGATGTTTGATATCTGCCACCGCCCATCAGGATAGGTAAGTATGAAATACCCGTCCAGGTGCGCAACGGAATTAGGTGCACCGATGATGTTTGTCGTGACCTGCGATGGGGCAGCTCCGTTACTGGACACATACAGTTTGCCTCCTGACACCACCGCCACATCGGTAGGGAGCGCTCTGTTTGCCGCCAGCGTGGCGGGCTCGTCTTTTGGGAAGCTTCCGAGCCAGTTAGTAAATCCACCGGAGTCGGTCCTATATAATGAACCGCCTGCCACCGAGTATAGGTAGAGGCCGACGGTGAGCATATCCTGTACGCCGTCACCAACGATGCCGCTAACTGCGGTCAAGCCTTCGAGCGCCAAGTCAACCCCATCTTCCGTGATGAGGGTGAAGGGCACGTCTTCTTCCGTATTGTAAGCGCCGATAGACTCTGCTGAGGAGGGGTCTGGGAGCTGGGTAAAGTTCGTCAGGCCGTCGATACCATAAATCGGGGCCGCTGACTTGCCGGCGTTTCCGCGTGGCTCAACGTAACAATTAATGTGACGCGTATACCCGTCCTGATAGTCCCGTCCTTCATCAGAGCCCCGACCTAAGTCGAGATCCTGTAGAGGCATTAGGAGAGGTCCTCTTCGCCCAATCTATTACCGAGGGGCAGGTTAACCAGGCCACGGTCAAAGAGGTTGGACCGCCTGGGGGGAGCGCAGTGGTTGAACAGGGCACGTATGCATGTTCTGGCGTCACTGCGAATTAGTGGGGTTGGTTGGTAGCCAAACTCGTCAGCTAAACGCTCGGCCAGCATCGCGGAGATGCCACCTTCGTAAGCGCGCGTATCCTGGCTCTGAGCCCATAAGAGCCCCTTATTTGTTTCCGTAAAAGAGTCAAAGCGACCGAAGACCGCATAATTGCCCGCTCGCCAGTTAGAGGTTCCGTCGAGGGAGGTGCTCCCGGCGGTGGCGACTTTATATACGTACCCGTCGGTGCCGCTTCCCGAAGCGAGGCTAGGGCTGTTGGCCGACGCATCCCATGTACCCTGGTAGCTAAACTGATCGAGGGTCTCGACCCACGAAAACGTGGGCGGTATGAACAAGTGGAGGTTATCATCGAGTGTATACTCCGCTCCGTTGATCTCATCGAGCCGTAGGTCTATGCCTTCATGCTTTAGACCATATAACATGTCATTAAACACCGAAAGGGCCTCAGAGGCCTCCTTGGCAGACATGTCCCGGCCATGCGGAACAATGCCCGCACGCCTTAACGCTCTTGTGATAACTGTCCGTACTGTGCTCATGCTTGCTCTCTATATCGTCCGCAGCGCACCGATGTGACGCGTAGGGATTGGACTCTGTTTTGATCCTTAAGGTGCTCGATGGCCGTAACCATCCCGTAGTGCTGGCACTTCCAGGGGGTTAACCTTTCCCCCGCATCCATAGACTTGACTATGTCTTTTCGGTAACATGCGTCGGGCTCGGAGATGGAGCACACGGTCAGCGTGATAAGAATGAAAACTATGTCCTGCATTAGTCTGCCTTACCCTCTTCCTCGAGGGCTATGATCGCAGGGTCGCGCGGATCGTATGCCTCGTGCTCTTCGTCTTCGAAGGCAGCTCCTAAGCAGCCCTGGAATGTATGATCGCCCGTGTGGGACATCTCGATGCTTGGATCAAGCCAAACCTGGCCGCCCAGGTCCCCGTAACGCCGGCAGAAGGAGATGTCTTCCGACAACCGCCGCTTATCTTCCCCAGGAAGCCCCTCAATCCAGTAGTGGTCGAACAGGGCGTATACCGGCGGCACCTTCTCTCCAGGGGCCCGTGCGACGCCACAGCGCATCACAGAATACTTATCGGCCATTGCCTCGGCTACTTCGTGCGTGATCCGCATAAATCCGCCCGGGACGCTGATAACGCTCATAAGTCCGTTGAAAAGGACACATTGACCGGAGCTGATGTTAACCGGGTATTGGATAGGATACCGGCGCTGGGGGTATGCACCTCCGACAAAGTGCACCGGGTTCGCCAGCAGCTTCGCCAACCCACCAGGGTGCCAGCCGACATCTGCATCGATGAAGACCAGGTCAGTTGCTTTGTCGTGGGCCAAGAACTTAGAAAAGATCTTTGCCCGTGCAGTGTCAATTTCGGCCCCACCAACATCCGCATCGATCTCCACTACTATGCCCATGTTCGCCAATATGGCCACGTCCCGCATGATAGAGCGGAAGGTTGGGAATGTTACGCCGCTACCGTAGGAAGGTATACCAAGAACCACGTATTTGACTTTGTGATCGTAGTCTTCGAATTCGGGGAGGAAGCTTTCCGGACGCTCCATGTCCGTGGATAGGATCTTATTCTTAGCGAGATCCCGGGTAGTCAAGAATTTCTTCGACATATTGCCCTCTCCAGGGTGGGCGGGGCCAAAGGCCCCTACCCGGTTCAGCAGTTAGTGAACAGTCGCTGTTCGTATTGGAATGTTTAGGAGGTGATACGTTCGTTCGTGGTCGGGCGGATAATACCAGTTGGCCACGTGCAAGCTCCCATACTATACACTGCTTCGTAGATATGAAAAGGGGGACCGAAGTCCCCCGATCCATTAGGCTGCAGTCAGGCGAACCGCAATGCGCGGATCGATCATCTTGCGGCCGTAGAGGACGTCGAGCCTCCACTTGCTGATGTCGTTCGTGCCATCGTATACTGGGATGACGCGGACGCTCAGGCCCTTTGCGCTCTGGCGCGAGCCATTGAATGCACCGGATGGCATCTCCATCGGAACAACTGCCAGGGTGAAGGCGTTCTTGTGGAACACCAGGTTCTGGCGGTAGTTCGTGGAGGCCGTGCCGATCAGGGTGATCGTTGCGTTGTTTGCAGCAACTGCATCAACCGTCTGGTGCGGGCCGGATGTGATGACAGGAGGCGAAACGACCAGCACAGTATCGTTGGTCGTGGTTTCGTCTGCCGTAACATCGGCGGTAACAACGAAGTTCTGGAGGATGCTGGTAGCAGCCTTCGTCTTCGGGTTTACCATGTAAACGCTGTCGATGGTGAACACGTCACCAGCTTTAAGCGTCGTCGAGGAGGCCCAGCCATCGGTGGTCAACGACATCGTCCAAGTGTCCTTGGCCGCTGCGTAGGTCGTCGACTGGGTGCCATCCACCAGCGGGGTGCTGTTGGTGGCGGTGCCGCGTGAGTGCGTAGGAGCAACCTGCGACATGTAAACGTCTACACCACCGACGTTGCCCAGCTCACCCTTGCGGTATGCGCTGCGAGCGTCTTTTTCGATGTAGAGGCCGGTGAGGTTCGAAACCATGCCAGCGTGATCGTTTGGCGAAAGAACCGCAACGCGGTTGTCCATCGGAGCAGCCAGCTCGTTCAAGCGCTCAACGCCCTCGAAGAAGTCTGCGAAGCTGTCGATGGTTCCACCAACGCCGCCAACCCAGTTGTAGGTGCTCTTGTAAAGCTGATCAAGGCAGTCCTTAGCAACGTGGTTGCAGAGGTTGGTCATCGCCGGGCGGATTACACGCTCGGAGAGGTCGTTCATCTCAAGGGTCAATTCCTGAGAGTCGAATTCGAAGTCAACACCAATCTGCTGGTCGATAGTCAGGGTGGTCTTGCCTTCCACGACGTCTGCCGTGGTCATGGTCACGCCTTCACGGATCGTGAAGTCAGCCGGGCGGCGGATCGAGATCGTAGCGCCCTTCTTGTAACCGTTGACGGTTTCGGAGTACTCGGACTCGTGTGCGCGGTGCAAACGGCCCATCCAGCCGAGTTCGTTGTCCAGGATAGCAAGCGCTTCCTTCGCAATGATGTCGGCTGTAAGTGAAGTGTTAGCCATTGTGGCGTCCTATGTTAAGAGTTATCGCCCGCCTTTTGCCCACTGCGATTGCCGCCAATTAGCGTATTCTAGCGCAGACATTTTTCCGGGGTCTTTACTTACCGGAGCGGCTGACTGCGGTGCAATGGTCTTAGCTGGGGCAGGTGCTTTGCTGACCTTTTTAACGGGGGCCTTAACCCGGTGCTCAATTTGCGCAATTGCTCTGCCTTGTTGGACTGGAGACATCTTTGCGATGTCGAAAGCTACCTTCGGGTTCTTGCCCATATAGTAGGCAATTTCAGCCGCATGATCGCTTTCGGCAATGATAGTCGCGCTATCCGTAGTAACAGGAAGGTCCTGGAATACGCCAAGGGCCTCCTTCAGGTCGGGGATGCGTGCCGACGCTGCTTCCACTTTCTCATGAAACAGCTCTACTTGCTGCTGCATGCTTTCCTGACTCACCTCTTGGAGGCGGGCCTCAGTCTCTAGACGCCTTTCATCCCGCAGTGCATCACGCACACGGCGCTTTTCGAGGGCTTCCCAGTCATCCGGATCGACTGGAGCATCGTCACCTTTGCTAAGGCGGTCAACTTCCCGCTGTAAGCGCTCACGTTCCCGCTCGGCGGTGTATTTTTCGGCAGTAAGCCGGTCAATACGCTCCTGAAAGCGAGACTTCTTGGGTTTGGGGCCCTCATCGGCCTCTTCAGACGACTCTTCAGCCGCATCGGGGGCCTCTTCTGCCGCTTCGACCGGCGTATCGGTCGCAGGGCGAGGGTTTTCCACTTCGTCTAGATTAAGAGGACCTTTCGGTGCCTCTTCTTCGTGCGTAGTCGGCGACTCTACTTCAGTTACTTGCGCCGTCGCGAGGTTTTCCTCGTTGCTCATGGATCTTTTCTAGCTCCTGCAGAGTTTTCTGTTCATCTGCGACGCTTTTCAGCTCGGTAGTGTAGGCTTTTTGAGCTTCTATAGCGCTCTGTTGCGAGAATTTCGCGCCCTCTGCTGCGACGCGCATCTCGGACAGTTCTGTTTCGGCTTCAATCTTGGCCATTTCTCTAGCATGTTGCGCTGAGGCAGCCTCTTCTTTCATAAGCTGCTCGCGTAAGCCAAGTTCTGCCTTCTCCGCTTCGGCCGCAATCTGCATTTGCAGTATCTCAGATCGCTTTTCTTCGAGTTCTTGCTGGGCCTGAACCATCTGCATCTGGAATTGTTGTTCCTGGGTCGGGCCTTCAGCATTCTCGTCGATGCCTTGCGGGAGCATTTTCTTAAGTCGCGCGGCCATAATTTCGGCCTCGGGGAAGTCAAGGTTCTTAGCAATAAGATCGCCAAGGACCGGTGCCGATGCTGGGTAGACCTGCATAAACTCAATCATTGAGCTTGCGGCTTCCTGCCTCTTAGTCGTGTAGGAGGGGCCGATAGCTACCCGTACATCGAAGTTGCCGGTTTCTAGATCATTAATTAGGACCTCGGTACCATCTTCCTCGCTGTACATTTGCGCATTTACGGGCACGGACTTCTCATCGCCAGTCTCGGTGAGAATTTCGACCTGGCGTTCCGTGTCGTAAATCTTGGGAATTAGGTCCACAACGATGCGGCCGGCATATTCCAGGGCACGTTCAAGGTTATCAGCATAGTGATAGTTGGCGACATCTGACTCAAGACGTCGTTTGCCGATAGCCACACCGCTCTCTTGGGGACCCTGTTCCCCGAGGGCGGCATCATAAATACCTGTGGTAGCCTTCAGATCTCCTACGGCAACTTCCGCCTCTGTTAAGAGGGCGGTGGGCAGCGCCGGCGGCTGTTCCCTTACCGGGGCAACCTGCGGGTTGTCTTCATCGGGCTGATAGATCAAGTAGGGCCGGGGTGATACCGATGCTTCGTCCCACATGCGCTTGTAGGGGCCGATCATCTTCTCGGTCACGAGGAACGGGGCCTTAGGGGCCAAGCCGATCCACTCGGCGCTCGCTGAGCGGTAGTAATTGTAAAGCTGCTGTGCATCCCGGGCAAAGCGGATCAGCCCGTGGCGATATTTGTATTGTTCTAGGGGGATCTCGGTGCCGACAACAGGAACGATGGGTATCCATTGCCCAGCGAATTCAAACGGGCCTTCGAGCACTTCCCCGCCGGAGACGAGGCAGGACTTAACTTTGACTCGCTTGACGGTACGCCGGGGCAGATCCATCATCTTGAGAAAATCAGGATCGACCTCGCTAACAGGGACTGCACTTCCATCCCCAAGCTGAACGATCTCATAGTCGTCCTTTTCCTTCCACCAGTACTCCGCTATGCGGATGTTGTCTTCATGATACCAGTAGAGGCTCGACGTCGTGTAATCCGAGGGGGCCTCGATCTCGACGCTTTCTGCATTAGGGTACATGCGCTCGAAGCTCTTGCGGGGGATCTCTTGCGTGATCATCGCCCACTCGGCATCGGAGCGGTCTATCTCTTTTGCATTAGGGTCAAAGTATACGTTAAGTGGGGAGTCGATGGCTTCAAGCCGGATGCACTGCTCGAAAGTCGCTCCCGGTAGATACTCCGTTTTAATACGGAAGTACCCGATACCGCATGCCACTTGATGGGCAGCAGCCTGCGAGATGACGTGGTTGGCGCTGCTTTTATGCTGAATTTGCCTAATAAGGCCATTATAGATGTCGGCAACGTCCTTGTCCTGCTGATCGTTTGGTTTTACTTTGATGTTGAGGTCAGCCTGACGGATGTCATTAATAACCTGGTTGACGAAATGGGGAAGGCGGTTAATGGTCAACAGAGGACGGTTTGTCTTCTCCCGCTGCTGCCTAACCTCTTCCGGCCATTGATCGCCAGCCAAGTATTGGAAGTCAAGCGCGGCTTCGCGACGATTGTCACGGTCGGCCTCCCAGGCCCGCTGCAAACGCTCGCGGCATGTCTTGACTGTATCGATGTCTTTTTTCATAGTACCTCGTTAAGCCGCGTCCGGCTTCTTGTACTCAACAAGCGAGAAGCGCGCATTGACCTGCGTGTCGTTAGATGTTGTCTCCGCTGTTAGGTAGAACACATCCTGCTCGGCAAGCACAAACGGCACCTTAGGTGATATTATCACGCTGTTCTCAAGGGAGGTGTCGGCGATATACCGGAACACCTCGTAATAGCAGTTCGACACCGGAGAGAAGCTAATTCCCTTAATTGTGACGGTGGGGGTGCCGCCACCGGACTTATTGAAGTTAATTTGAAGCTCTTCAGCCATTGCAGCAGCGTCACGGGGGGTGTGATAGATGCACTGCTGGGTGGTGCCCTGGTTCGCGGGGATCGTCGCTAGCGTAGCGCCGCCCGTTGTTGCCGTGATAGTGATCGTCCCGGCATTGTTCTTTCCGGTGCCAGCGAGGGCTACCGCCGCACGGTTGATGCCAAGCCATGTTGAGGTCGTGACGACGTTCGACTGGCCGTCCATTGTGACTACTTCTGTTTGTGCGTCCCGGTTAGCATCAAGTCCGTAGATAACGATGCTTGTGGCGCCCGTAGAGCCGTCGTCATCGGCCGTCGATGCACTCACGATGGTGAGGGTGCTGGCCGCCGTAGGAGGCGTGTACGTGCCCCCAAACGCAGCAATTACTTCAGGGTCCGTAGTCGTGTCGATGTCCGAGTTATAGCCGAACTTGTTCCAGACCGTAACGCCCTGCCGCAACCCCGCCCCAGCCTCGTGATGGGGAAGTGTAGGTCTTACCGCGATAGCGTCATAGTCCCGCGCCAGGCTGGCATCCATAGGGGCATTAAGGGCCGAGTAGTTACCCAGCATAGTGCCCAGCCGCATGTAGGTCTGATCAGTGCCGCTGTCGTTCGTAAACGTAACTCGGGCAAAAGGCCTCGTTATCGTGAACTTGTGAGGAGCCTCAATTTCAGTAGTGTTATAATACCGGGTCAAAGTACTATCTGCATTGACCCCGTCGTGAGAGAACTGAACTGACCAGGTACCGTCCTGGTCCGTCTTCAAGTAAGCAACGAGAGACTCATGATCGGCGACATACTCCCAGGGGGAGGTCCAGGTCGAGCCGGTGGCCAGGGCAGCCTCTGTCGTTAGGATAAGGCTTCGCTGAGCCATGGGTGCGCCTTTCGCTTTCCTTTGGTGTTACTGTATTACCTGTCTCTTATACACATCTCCGAGCCCACGAGACTAGGCATGATCTCGTATGCC